CCCCCCCCCGTTTCCAATAAAGATAGTTGCCGTGTTCAGTTTAGCTTTGATTTTAGTGTTTCAGTTTCCATTTTGTAGGGGTGGGGCATCATGTATTATATATGACTCCCACAGACACCCATTACTTTTCCCGACCTCTCGAAATTTTTCTCTGAGGGTGGTTAATTCCCTCGTGAAAGCATGCGGGGGCATAAAAAAAAGGGTACGGGGGTATAAAAACGAAGTACCGTATTTATGCGGACGCATATGCTGATGCATTGCTATCGTATTACGGATGTAAAGGTTTTTAATGCATTTAATAAGAAAGATAAGAATAGAGTATATACATGGGGGTGTGTATAAGTGGGTGGTGGTAATAGCATACTTACGTTTAGTAAGGGTCGGATTGCAGAGAGGATTCAATCCTCCTTAAATATATGTAAAATAGGGATTTGCTTTTTTTTTGTTGTAAGTAGTTGGTTTGGTTGCTGTTATGGGAATTTTGTTGGTGACAAAAAAGCAGGCAAAGTGAGTGCTTAAATGTCACTTAATGTATGTTATTTTGTCACTTAGGAAAAAAGTTGTATGTTTGTTATGCCCTAGGTCGGGAATGTAGACCAACCTTCCAAGTGATGCGTTATGCATTACGTGTTCTTGAAGTTAAGGGTGGAGTTACTGTTTACAGTAGGGGTTCTCCGCCCTTTTCTTTTTAATAAAATTTTATGTCTGAGCTGTCTGAGATTTTTGATTTGTATGATGGAGTTGAGTTCAAAGCTATTGAGGGTATGGACGAGGCTATTGTTGGTATTGGTGAGAGGATGGGTAGTGAGCCTTTTTTGGTTTACAATAAATTGTTGGTTATTGAGATATTGGTTCAGCGGGACAAGATGGGGTATGAGGAGGCTATGGAGTTTTTCAATTACAACATTTTGGGTTCTTATGTTGGGGAGTCTACCCCCGTTTTTATTACGCAATTATGAGAGGAGCGAACATGAAGCTACTGAAGAAGGTAGCGGAGAAAATTAACTGTCGATTGGAGACATCTACCGATGGGAGTATGAAGAAGTTGGAAGTATTTGCCAATACTACAGATGGTGAGGGGTTGAATATTTATTCCATTACGGGGCATGAGGAGCATAGCTTTGAGCAGTTAGCTGAAGAGGCTGTTGGTATGTTCATTGCTTTTGGGGTGAAGTGGAGGCTGAGTGAAATGGCTGAAAAATATGGAGCAAAGTAGTGTTTTACATTTTTTCCTAAATTTGAGAATTACCAATAAAAATTAAAATGGCTAAGAAGAAAACTGAAAAGAAGAAGGAAGCTCCTAAGAAGGCAGCTCCAAAGAAAAAAGCTGCTCCAAAAGCTAAAGTACCTAAAGACCACGTTGTAGTAACTGTGGATAAGGTGTTGGTAGATGTGGAGAGCAGACCGTCTGTAATGATTAAGATGAAGGACGGTACAGAAGCTTGGTTGCCTAAAGAGATGATTAAGGCACGAGACGGGAAGAAGTTTACTATTCCTAAGTTCTTGAAACAAGTGAAAGCGATATAGACTATGGCGCAAAACTCTTCGTGGAAGATTTATGGAGCCACGGTAAAGAACGACCCAAGTGTATGTTGCTACTGTGGAGTGGAGTTGAATGAGTATTCTAGGACTGTTGACCACCTAATCCCCGAAAGCAGGGGAGGGATAAGGGCGAACAAGAATAAGTTGAATTGTTGCGGAGACTGCAATAAGCTCAAAGGGAACATGACACCCGAAGAGTTTCAAAGAGCAGTCTGTGCAATGATGCGATTAGAGGGGAAAAATCACCGACAAAGGATTGGATACCTCAAAAAGATAAAGAAGAACCTTAACAGAATAATTGAATCAAAAAGTGGAGAAAGTAAAGATGGTGTACAACCTCCTCCACAATGAGTTAAAGCGGTTAGATAATAAGGAGTTCAAGATAGAAACCCTTTATCATTTGGATGAGGAAACAGGAGAAATGACACCTGTGGCTGAGATGTATCCCGAAGAGGCGGATAATATTGTCCAAAGCATCAGAAAGAGCAATAGTAAGACTCTTGGCTTTATCTCACTGTGGCAAAGAACACAAGGGGAGGTAGCTAAAAGTCTAAGTGGAGGTAGCCTAAAGGTACTACTACTGCTCGTATCAGAAATGAAATACCATAACCTCGTTTTTGGATTCAGCCAAAGAACCATAGCCGATACACTAGGGATGTCTTCCCGAACAGTAATCCGTGCGCTTAAAGAACTTAACGAAAAAGGAGTGGTCAAACACTCTACCAAAAAAGGAGTTAGAACCTATCATATCAATCCTGCGTATGCATGGAAAGGCTCACTGCTGAAAGTAAAATATTCAATGAGTATTTTTAAAGAAGATATGGACGAACATAAGGATATATGGCAGAAATAGATGTAGATTTGCCGTTCGAAAAATTTGAGTTCGAAAAAAAGGTGGAAACCGAAGATTGGTTCCCCAACCATAAACCACTAGAATACCCACGCTCATTTATCAGATGGGTAAACTCTATGAACAAAGGTTGGAGAAACATGATTCAGTACAAGCCTTTTGACCTTTATGTGAAACAACAACAGCAGTGGATAGATGAGGATGACCATATTACCAATTATTCCAACACCGAAGACCAAGAAGACTACATTGTTCAAGAGTATAAAAGATGTCAAGTCAACACGCTCTATTTCGCCAACAAATACGGCTATCTTAAAGAAGGAGATGCAAGTGGCGGGGAGGTCAAGTACAAAGCGTGGAAAGCACAACAGATACTACTATTCCTCGTTGACTGTGGGTACAATGTTATGATTGGTAAAGCCCGACAAATCGGGTTTACTACAACTATGGGATTAGTGGCTATGTGCAAAATCTCATTTAAAAAATCATTCTTCTGTAAATTCATTACCCACTCAAGAGACAAAGGAGAGGAAATATTCAGAGATAAAATCAGATGGGGATTCGGTAAAATACCCGAATGGCTAGTAGAAGAACCTCACAACGATTCAGCCTCCGCCCTATCCATGAAAGGAAAAACCAAAAAGAAAGGTAGAACCGAAGGCTCCCACTCTAGGATTCAAGTAGATACCCCCGCTGTAGATGCTATCAACGGTGGTGCGCCAAACCTAGTGCTAATTGACGAGATAGGACTATTCGAACTGTTCGGTAAAATGATGAGAGAAGGAAGACCTACCCTGTTCTTCTTTAACCCCGATAACGGACAAATGGAAATGAGAAGGCAACTCGTCTGTTGGGGGACAGGTGGAGAAATGAGCAAAGGAGGAGCAGTATTTGAATCCGAGTTCAAAGCAGCAGTAGAAGCTTGGAGAACAGAAAACTATAAGTACGGAATTATACCCCTGTTCTTTGATGCATACGCTAGACAGGGAATGAGCAAGGAAATATACAACAGCGAGAAAAAAGTCTACTACTCAAAAACAGGAGTAGAAGCAGAAAGCTCCAAAGTACAGTTCCACCAACACTATCCTATCACACTAGAGGATATGTTCCTTAGAACTTCCAAAACCATTATCCCCGTTGCCAAATGCAACGAATACCTCAGCAAAATATACAACCTAGACCCTAGAGACCAACCACAATACGGATACTTCGAACCCATATACAACGTAAACGAACCTACCCCACACGGAGCATTACCCTATACACTCAAGGGAGCCAACTTCATACCAACAGAAGGTATGGAAGACGAAAGAACCACATCGGTTATCTTTAAACATCCACCCAAAGACGAAACATGGGAATACAGATACTACCAAGGAACTGACCCTATTAACTCCGAAACAGGACACTCCAAAATGTCCTCCTCCATTTGGGATGCCTATACCAACACCTGCTCATCTATGGTCTTTTGGAGAGTAAGAGACTACAAACAATGCTACCTGCAATGCGTACTGCAAGGTCTCTACTACGACCAAACAAACGCAGGAGGAGTAAAAGAACTACTAGAGAGAAACATCGGACAACTCTACTACGATTTCCAAGAACAAATAGGAGTTAGCAGAAGACTTACCGCCAACTCTATATTACCACCCTTCCTGCAAACACCCACTTCGGGATGGTGGGGAATATCCAACAAAACCAATACAGCAGGGCATATATCCAACAAGATTATAGAAATGATTGATGCCTACGCAGAAAATATATTTATCCCTTGGTTCTTCTTTCAACTGAAAACATTCGTACAGAAAGACCTAAAGGGAAGCGCAACACATAGACAAACTAGATTCCAAGCCGCTGACCTAAAATACGACTACGATGATGGGATATTCTCTCTTGGATTTGCATACATAAATGCACAAGCCCACTCACGATACGAACCCAAAATGATTAACGAAGTACAACAGCAAACAAGAAAGATAAAGTACGTCCAAAACTCCGAGACAGGATGGAAGCTTAGACTAGCTGAGGTAAACGAAAAAGGAAAAATTATCAGATATATCAGAAAATGAAAATTTTTAAAATGCTATATTTGTTACAATTATTTATACTGTGCGAGTATTTTTTTTAAAAAACCGTACTGAATGGCGCACACCATTCTGTATAATAACACCATAATAAAATGGCACATAAACCATCGGAAGGAGGCGTTATCAATGAAGGTATCACAGTTACACCTGCTACCGATAACACTATCCTAAGCGGAGGGAAATTACAGTTCAAAGGCGGTTCGCCTTTAGCTGATATTTTGACAGACCCTTTAATTCTGTCAGATGCTACGGCATATCGAAAAATCGCATATGCTGCGGGAACATTGCAAATATCAACTATCGACCTTTCGGCAGTTGCTCTACTTGCTGACTCTCAGTATAGTATTTCAGTTGAATTTCCAAAATTGATTGGATTCAACAACGTACAGGTAAACGGAGACGGAGGAAGAGCTGAAGCTAACGAGCTTACTCCAATTCGTGAGTACGTGGTTTCTACAGGAGCTTCTGCACCTTCGGCTAATGATTTGAGAGACTTGTTCATTGCTCGAATCAATGCTGACACAGGTAAGCGAGTAACAGCAGCTTCGGGTGGAGCAGGAACTGTTCAGCTAACTCAAGATGTTCTATCTGACGGAGCCTTCACAATGACTGCACCTTCGGGAGCGGTGATTGCAACAGGTACTCCTCACGTAGAACCTGCGGGTACTCCTGCGGTTGTGAACGCTGACTTCCCTAATCAAGCCGACCCTGCGGGGACTTACGTTACTTACGAAGTTGACTTTGTTAATTTCAAAAGAAGCAACGTAGTAAGCGGTGCTTTGGTAGGGTATCCCGAATTTATTCGACTGTATGTTGAAATAGGTCAAGCAAACCGAGCTGCATTTGAAACAGCTTTGGATGCTCAACTTGACGGGACTCACACACCTGTATCTGACTATCTTGGAATTTAAGAAGTTGGTTAATTATTTGGGGAGAGAAATCTCCCCTTACTAACCAACTCATTGACGAGATAAAATAAATAATAGTGAATGAGTGAAGTAACGCTGTTTGAGCCAAAGTCTAACAATATGGAGTTAGACTATCCCGAATTAAAGGGACACAAGGAGTTTGAAGATTTGAGTTCAAGGGAACTAAAGCTATGTTGGTTGGTAGGGAATCGCACCTCACCAATTGCTAGTTATGAAAAGAAGAAAAGATTAAGAGCTGCTCTTGAGCAGTGCTATAGTTCAGCCTCTAGGAACAGAAAAGAGTACCTAGAAATGCACGAGGGTAAAATCCCTCAGAAGATAAAAGAAGGAATAACTAAGATGTCCACGTTCAATCCTTCTTACAGGCTGAGAGCGAAGATGCTTGACGAATATATGTTTGACCAATTGCAAACAATAGTCGTTAAAACTGAAGAGGAGAAAAAAGCAATGGACATTGATGAGCAGAAGAAATACGCATCGTTGATGTTGGATGTGTCTGCTAAAATGCCCGAAATGATAAACAGGATGGAGTCGGGATACGGTGTTAAGGTTAAAAAAGAAAAAGAGGTTACAGTCAAGAGTTCCATCGAAAGAGTAAGAGACCGATTAGACTAAAACCAATAGAAGATGCCTTTATTTGTTAATTCAACAACGCAGAGACCAAGCCGACTAGGTACAAAGAAAGACAAAGAGTACCATATCAAATATGCTCGTTGGACACTACAGGGTATGAACCACCCCCTGCACAGAAACTTCGTAACCAAGACACTTACCAATTGGTCGTTCTACAAAGGAGGAGACGGTCAGTGGATATTCGATGAAGACCTTGAAGGCTTCTTCCTAGATGAATCGGGAGATGTAAGAAACAGATTGAAGATAGCCAAGAACTTGATTCGACCAATGGTGGAACAGTACGTTGGTAACGCAATCAGATTGTCATTCAACGCCAAAGCAAAAGCTACCTCGGACTTTGCTATCAACAGAAGAGAGAAAGAACTATCCCGCCTTTTGTTCTATCAGCAAGCTGCTGAAGCCATACCCGAAATGGCAGATGCAATAAAAGACAGAATACCACTTGGCGAAACAGAGATAGAAACTGTAGAGATATTTGAAAACAGTTGGGTAGACACCCACGAAGAAGACATCAACAACCTAATTAAGTTCGTTGCACAAGAAATAGAAATGGACGAAATCAAAGTACAGGTTACAAAGAACCTAGCCATGTCGGGACTAGGACTGTACAAAGGATTCGAGCAGAACGGAAGGTATTTGGGAAGTTGGGTTGACCCACTATTCTACTATTGGGATTTAAGTGCTAGACGCTCAGACCTTAGAGATGCAGAGTACATGGGAGAATGGTACTACCTAGATGCACCATCAGTATTCGAGAGATACCAAAACCTAACCAAAGACGAGAGAGAAGCTATTGAAAAGTATTCACTAAATGAAAGCATTGAGATTCACCGAATGGTACACAACTACTATACGGTAAGCGGAGGAAAGATACCTGTGTATGAGGCGTATTGGAAAGACATGGAAGAACACGAGTATGGATACGTAGAAGACGAATACAAGTATCCATTCTTTACAAGAATCAATCACCCCGAATCTCCCTATACAGACTCAGACCTTATAGAGCCTCCCACTAAAATGAACAAGGCTCTAAAGAAAGGGCAGAAGAAAGCGAAAATATATGTAGATGTACTTCGGTACTGCATATTTACTCCAAAAGAAGAAATAGGAGTATCTAGCCCAACAGACATTGTGTATGAATGGGGAGAAGTACCCTATCAGCAAAAACAAGCCATTGACCCGTCAAGCGTTGAGTTTCCATACAAAGCGTACTGTTGGTCATACGATAAAGGAGAAGTGCTTAGTCCACTAGACGATGCAATCCAACCTCAGCGATTTATTAACAGGCTTTTGTCAGTAGCTGAATCTCACATCAACAACTCAAGAGGTTCGGGAACAGTTATATCAAAAGATGCTGTTGACCCAAGAGACGGAGAAGAAGCGGTAATGAGAAACATCAATACCTCAAAACCTATATTCCTAGACACCACAAGAACAGGTAGCGTCCAAAACGCAGTTGGTACGTATGGCTCTACCATAGGAGGAGGAACAATGGCTCTGTTCGATGTAATTAACAACATGCAACGAGCCATGCAGGATATTACAGGTATCAACGAGGCAATGACAGGTACTCAAGGAGGAAAAGATGCATTAGTTGGTGTGATTCAATCTCAAATACAGAGAGGGTCAATTGTACAAGAACCATTCTATCATGCAGTAACCTCCATATTGAAACAAGCATATCAACACATTGCTACAGTAGGAAAGAGGGTGTATGTGGAAAATCCAAGAAGACTAGCAATGATGGCGGGAGACGGAGGTATGCAGAACATTCTAATCACCAAAGACGCAGAACTAGAAGACTTCAAAATATTTATTGAAAGGTCAGAGGATGAAATGTCTGCTGTTCAGTCGGGCAACGCCCTGTTATTTACACTGCTACAGGCAGGAATGATTGATGCCCCTAGATTTGCCAATCTGTTTAACCGCTCTGATGCAGACGATATTGCAAGAGCAATGCGTGAGTATCAAAAAGAACTGCTCGAAGCATCTAAACTGCAACAGCAACAGCAAGCCAACCAAGCAGCTATGGTCGCTAACGAAGCAGAGGGCATGAGACAACTGCAAAACGCTCAAGCACAGGAAGCGATGCTTAATGATGCAGAGGAAAAAGAGCTAGACAGAGAAGCAGAAATGGAAAGAACGCTTGTAAAAGAGAAAGCTAAGAACGAAAGAGAGGCAATGAAAATGGGAGGACAGCCTCCTGTTTAAAAAACTACTCATTGATAAGTGAGGAAAATTAAATATATTTGTTTAACTAAAATTTGAAGTATGTCGCAAGAACCTGAAGAATTAGACTTTGATGAAGAAGTAGTGCAGGAGCAAACCGATAGCAATGCGGATGCACAATCAGTTGCTACACCGCCATTGGTTTCTGCAAGCGATGGGGATAACAAAGAGGCTAGTGAAGAAGAGATATTGGCTCAACTCAATCAAATTGAGGCTTTGGCTGATATTGACCCCTCTGTTAGAGAAATGGAGGAGTACAAGAACCTAAAGTCCATCGTAGATAAAAACAGAACGGACTCCGAAGAAACTGAAGAGGAAGAGTACGAAGATGAAGAAGAAGAGGAAGAGTACGAGGATGAAGAAGGGGAATTTGATGAGGAAGAGGAATCTGATGAGGAAGATTCGGGTAATCCGTTTGGAATAGGCTCTGATGAAGAAGAGTATGAAGAAATAGAGTTTGAGATTGAAGAAGAGATGGCTGATTTCATTCAGCAGCATTATGGATTGAAAGACGTAGAGACGTTCTTTGAAAAGGTAGACACTTGGCGAACACAAAGCCAAGACGGAGCTGAAAAAACAAGACAGCTCGAAGAATTAAATGAAGGGTTACAAAACCTGCCAAATGAAATAAAATCGGCAATTCAAGCCTTTGCTAATGCAGAGGATTACAGGCAGGCTTTTAATTCGTCAACAACAAATATTGACTACACGAAAGACTTTAAAGACCAAGACAAAGAGGAGGTCGTTAAAGCTTATTTCAACGAAGAGTTGGAAGAGATAAAAGAGTCTTTTGATGATGGAGATATAGATGATGACGGATATGATGACAAAGTTGAATTGCTGTACAAGTCTGCAAGAAAGCTGTTTGAATCAGACAAGAAGATGGTGGTTAACAAGCGTGCTGAAATCGTTAGGAGTCAAGAGTTAGAAGAAAAAAACTTTAAGCAAAGCGTAGTCAGTTCCGTTGAAACCCTAAAAAAACAATTTCCCAACTTCAGTAATAAAGACTTGCAAAAAGTCCGACAACGCTTGGTTGACGAAGACATCGACAGTCTGTTTTATAACAAGGACGGAACGTACAAAGCAGAAGCGGCAGAAATGCTTGCTTTTTCAATGTTCGGGAAGCAGGTAATGGAGAGTTTGCTAAATAAAGCCGAGAAAAAAGGAATTAGTAAGGCAAACGAAACCATTGTACAGAGAGGAAACAAGAAGCCGAGAAAAGGTCAAACGCAGCGAAAGCAAAGCGCAGAAGCCTTGGATTCTATTTCTCACTTGCAGGGGCAATTCGCAAAAGACCCTTATGCATAGGGAAAGTTTAATTTTTAAAATTTAAGGAAATGCCTTTATTTAATTTACCAAATGATTCGTTCAACAACACGAATCTAAACTCAATCGGGTCGCAGTATGCGAACGATTTTGGGCATGACATTTCGCTTTTGGTGGAGAAAGTAACCAACAGAGCGATTTTTGATTCTGCCCCACAACAGTTCTTTGATTTGAAATTGCTTAACATGAAGCAGTTCCAACAGGTGAACTCTGATGAGTTCTTCTACAAAGAAATGGGATATCAAAGAGAGCCTTTGACTTCTACAGCAGGAGCAGCGGCTGTTACGTATCCTGCAACTCAGACTTTTGCTTTGTCTTCACTAGACAACATTAGCACTGATACAATCGTTATCTATCCTAATAACCAAAAAGGTACGGTAACGTCAATCAACACCTCAACTTCTGAGATTACTGTTAAGCCTTACACTAACGACAGCTTGCCTGCCGTTGTTGCGGGAGACCAATTCAGTAACCTTTCTTCTGTTGAAGCAGATGGAGCAGACGGTTGGGCGCAGTATTTCAGAGGAACAACCATCGAAAGACACAACTACATTCAGTTGTTCAACAAAGCGATGCGTTATGGGGAAGTAGAACTTCACAAGTTGAAGCAAGCTGCTGTAACCAACAACTTCCTTGAAATGGAAAGAAACGCAATGATGCGTCAGTTCAGAATCGACATTTCCAATGCATTTTGGAACGGTCAAAAAGGTGAAGTTTCTTTGACTTCGGGAGCGGTAGCTAAATCTACAGGGGGTATTTACCCTGCAATGGTAGCAGCAGGTTCTCCTAATGCAACTGCAACTTCAGCGACTTTGACTGCTGCTTTTGAGGACATCATCTTGTCTTCTGAGTATGGAGATTACGGTCAAGTTCGATTTGCGTTCATGACTCCACGAGTTCACTTAGCACTGTCTAAGGCTTACAAAGACGAGAAGACTCGTTACAAGCCAAATGACGAAGTAGCCAAGTTGGGTCTAAACGAGGTGGACATAGGTTCTTCTCGAATTGTTATGGTTCCTTATCAAAGGTTTGCGGATAGAGCTTCTTTCCCTGCTGCTTTTGAAAACAGAATCTTCATCACCGACATGAAAAACATCAACCTTTGCCAACTTTGGGCAGAGCGTTCGGGAGAGACTCTCTCAAGAACGGATGGTATCCCTAAGAGATACAAGGAAATGTGGGTAGATGCCAACATGGGAGTTAAGTTCAACAACCCATTAGCTTGTGGTTGGATTGATGTGACGCTATAAACGCTAACACAATAACCCAATCCCCCTCTTTAATCGGAGGGGGATTATTTACTTAAATTAAAAATCATGGCGATAAAGAAAAGTAGTGAAGAAGAGGAAGGCTTGTCATTTGACGAGTTAAAGAAAGGCAGCGAGAAAACAGGACAAGACCCTTATTTAGAGCTAATCGAAGACTTGAGAAGAGAGATTGACACACTAAAGAGTCAAAAATCTTCTGAAAGCAACACTGATGAATTGGATGCAGACTTTGATGCTAGAGAGGACTACCTAGATACTCCTGCCGTATTTTTTGCTTTTAGCTGTTGGTACGGAGTGTATGGGGACAAGCGTTATGGAAGGGAAGTAACCCCTCCAAGAGACCAACCTATTATCTTTGAGAAATTGTACCGATACTCAAAGAAAACGGGAGGAAGAACAGCAGAGATGGTTAGCGTTTCGCAGGCAACTATAAGAAGTAAGTCTATGGCGGAATGGTTGAGAAACCACTCATTGTTTGGAATCAAGTTTTTCGAAGATATGGGTAAAGCTCAAAACGTAAATGTTACCTTGGCAGAGAAGATGAGTGAGATGAATAACGTAGTGAATCGCTTAAACGACCACAGTGTTATTGAGAGATGTAAGAGAGAAGGTATCACTGTAGCTACAGGAGACTTAATGGAGCTAAGAAAGATTCTTACTCGTAAGCTTGCTGAACAAGCATTGAAGAATGAGAAACATCAGCACGAGATTAAACTTCGAGCAGGTGAGAGAAATGAAGACGGCAGAGTAGTTGAAGACAGGAAAGTAGACTTGGACAATGACTTACAAACAACAAGTGTTTACTAATAACCGATTAAACAATGCCAATACTCGCTCAGACTCTTGCAGACCAAATGAGATTTGCTTTAGATGCGGAAGGAGCAGACCACTATGATGACACGCTAGACATCATACCCGCTATAAATGCAGCAATGAAATGGTTGAACAACGTGATTTCAATTGCGTTTGGTCAGCGGAAGATAGGCGAGGAAATATTTCAAGATATAAGCACTACGGGAGTTTTTCAGACATCGAAAGATTCCCGTATTTCATTTTCGGTATTCCCCGAACCCGTTTGGACAATATTGGCAATTATGCCAAGACCAACAACTGACACAACGGGGCAACCCTTTACGCCCCCTGCGTCAAGCAAAAACTCAGCATACAGGAACGACCTGTATCATATCTCTTCTACATTTGATGCGAAGAGATTAACCATAGAAGAATGGACAATAAATAGGGACAATCCATTTGAAGCAGGCTATGAAGGAACTGTGATTTGTGATGCTCTAAAAGAGTACGCTTACACCGCTCCTTCCAATTACAACCCTACAGGTACAAACTCCATAGATAGGGAAATAGAGATAAGACCTTCTTTAAATCAAGAATTGGTTACAGTGTTTTGGGCAAAAAGCCCTACTCAGATTACTTCCCTTGCTGATTTTATTGAGTTCCCCGACACAGCATTTCAGACGCTGTTCAATAAGGCACTACAATACATCGCATACAAACAGGGAGACCAAACGAATCTGAACTCTATAACCAATCAAGATATACAAATCCTTATTCAATCCATTCAATAATGGCAACTTATAGATATGTAGCAAACGACATACGGACTTCTCTGAACAAAGCATTTGATGATGCTGACATTCGGTTGATTCAAATATTGTATTGGATACAGGTTGTAGCCAACAGAATCCGAGTGAATCAGAATGAAATAACAGAGAGCGGTCTTTTTGTTTCCACATTCACAAGTGTTGCTGTATCAACCGATACGAAAGGAAGACATTACTTCGACTTACCAAATCAAATCATGGACTTACCCAACGAAAAAGGGATAGTCTATATTACTTACAATTATGAAACGGGGTGTTGCTGTGCGGGGGCTAACTTTGCTCAGACGTACTTTCAGCCTACCCATGTATCAAGCCTTAGAACCCTATACATGGACGAGTACACAAAGCCAACCACGGCAAACCCCTATTTCTACAGAATTGGAGACAAGTTTGATGGAGTCGATGTCAACAGAATATACTTGGTAGGTACTGAGTGTATCAATGTGACAGACGTAGAGATTGCTATAAGATGCTCACTTGACCCATCTCAAGTGTGCGACTTAGATGCTCAAATACCACTACCCGATGAAAGGATAGAGGAATTGATGAAAGCTGTATTGGATTTGGGAAGATTTGTGATGATGATGCCCGAAGAAAGGATTAACCAAGGCTCTGATGAGACTTCTCCTCAGACACCGCCACCACCACAAGTTCCCGAACCAATACAAATCCAAGAACCCGAAAATAGAGAGTAATGAACAGTAATGATTTTGTCAGCGTAAATCACATCTTGGCAGAAGTGTCCATGACACTCAATGATGCCGACTACAGAAAAGGATTCTCTATTGGTTGGTACACCTCTAGGATACAAGATGCCCTGCAAGAGTTGGCATTTGATACCTTCTTCGATGAAATCACCATTGACAAGGACATGCCCAAAGACACTCTCGCATTGGAGCTTCCTAAGAATGTTTTTAATATACGGGAGATGTACCTGTATAATGGAGCGTGCTGTTCTCCTAGCACATCTCAAGTAGTGTGGTACAAGCGTTTGTACAACAACAACGGCAAAGGAGAGGGATATACCGCTAAAATAAAAGACCAAGGGGAGACAAGTGATGACGACCCATTCTTACCCAACTCATACAACTACAATTCAGCTCTTGCTTATGTAGGAAACAAATACTACGCTAACGTACAGAATGGCGTAATTATGTTTTCATCTGAATGTACTGCCTACGACAAGGTTCGATTGGTAGTAAATGGTATGGGGGCTGCCATAGGAGATACACCAATTATACCTAGATTCTTTGAGCGTGCTATTAACGATTACGTTGAGGAAAGGTTCTATAACGCCATGAAATCTAGGGAGATAAGAAAATACAGACCTCTTTGGAATGATGCTTTTTCTAGGTTAAACGACCCAAGAAACGGTAGTTGGAAGAAAGCAAGGTTACGAATTGCGAGTATGGACTCTTGGGAAAAAGAATCCTACAATGAGTACATCAGTTCAATGTATCATAAATAACTAGCTATGGCGAAAAAGAAGAAAAAAAAGTCTCCTAAGCTTAAAGTAAAAAGTAAAAGCAAGGTAAACTCAGCAGGAAACTACACTAAGCCTGCAATGAGAAAACGACTTTTTGAAAAAATAAAAGCAGGAACTAGAGGTGGAAAAGCAGGTCAGTGGTCTGCAAGAAAAGCACAGCTTCTTGCTAGTGAGTATAAAAAAGCAGGAGGGGGATACACAAGCTAATGGCTAAGAAAAAGCAGCAGAAGAGCCTAGACAAGTGGACTAAGCAAAAGTGGAGAACTGCAAGTGGTAAGCCTTCAACTCAAGGAAGCGAAGCCACAGGAGAAGTTTACGCTCCTGCAAAAACTATTGCTAAATTAAAAAGCACTAAGTCGGGAAGAAAAAAACTAAAAGAAGCCAACAAAAAGAAAAGAGCTGCTAGTAAAAAAGGTAAGCAACATGCTCGACATGGTTTACACAAAGGGAAAAAAAGAAGTAAAATAAAAGTAAAACGTAAAAAGAAAAAGTCATGAAGTACCCTAAAATGAAAGTAAAAGGAAAAGGAAAAAAGAAAGACAAAATGTGCAAGAAGTGCAAGATGGGAATGTCTAAATGCGGATGCAACAGAAAAGGATATTAAAATGGCAAAGTTGAATAAAGCCTCTATGCCTTGCAACAAGCCTAGACGCTCTCCTAATCCCAAGAAGAAGAGAGTTGTAAAGGCTTGTTCAAATGGCAGAGAAAAAATAATCCATTTTGGAGCTACAGGCTACGGACACAACTATTCTTCTGCTGCTAGAAAATCATTTAAAGCTAGGCACAAATGCTCTAGTGCAAAAGATAAATTAACAGCTAGGTATTGGGCGTGCAAGAACTTGTGGGCAGGAAAGGGAGGAAGCACAAAGAGTAGCCCTAAAAACAGAAAAGGTAAATACGGAGTTAAAAAAGTAGCAAAAGCAACTGCATGAAGCAAGTACACCAACCTCATGACATAAGAATGTACGCCAAAGGTGCTAACAGAGACCTTGACGATGAGTTAATGGCTTTAGCCGAAGGGCAGTACATAGACGCATGTAATATGCGTACTAACCCTATGGACGGAGACAACTCTTCTGCTAAGAAGATAAAAGGAGAGGTTAGCTTATATCCCAACATCGACAACAGGTGTAATATCGGGACAGGTCTTCCTTTGTCTACTTCTTATGAGTGTATTGGTGTATCTGAAATAAACAGGAACATAGTTGAGTTTTGGGCTGATGCGGCAGAGGTAGACCCCTCTTTTATTCGTGTAAACGGGCAAATCGTTCTAATGAGTGATGAGTTCCCAATACAAGCAAAGTACCCGCTTCAGATTGCTAAGAACGAATCCTGTATAGGAGGAGAGGTGTACATCACTGATTACAATGTAACTCCAATGATATTCAACATCAAAGACCTGCTTTTGAATAGCGGAATAGATGTTGGAACAGAGCAGGGAGATTGCACAACAAAATATTTTGCCGAATTTAACTTGGAAGAGTATCTACTGATACTTACAAGAGCAGTAGACAGAGCTGTTTTTGTAAAGCTAGATGCAGGTGGAGGGGCAGTGTATGACAAAATATTCGGAACATTAGGGTTGAATGTAGGGTACGCTAGTTGGTCGTTTAGATACGTTACAACAGCAGGAGACAGAACTGCATGGAGCGCACCTACCCCACTTTGTCCGATTATAAAAAGGTCATCTAGCGGCTGTACTAATTTCCCCTACGTACAGTCAATATCTAAAGACCCCGACACCTCATCTCCGTCTATATTTGGAGCGCACATCAAGTTTCGTGTAAACAACGAAGACAACTATGACTTTATTGAAGTAAGGCGTGACTCTTGGGATGCAGGAGGAATACTAGGCGCACCTCCTATTTCTGTAATTGCAGGAGTTTACGACCTAATAGATGGTCAGTTTGGAATTATAGATATACTAGACAAGGGAGGCTCGGAAGAAATACTTACGGTAGACGATGTTACAGAGGTAATGGCTGCTGTGTCAAGAGCTAAAGCCATAAGGTATTTCAATGAGAAGCTGTACCTAATGAATATAGAGTATGGGAGCAGAGACATAGATGCAGAGGTTACTCTAATCGGTGAAGATACCAATACACCTGCTTTCCCTACAGTACAGAAAATATTTAAAGCAGGACATTCAGACCCCTATACAGGAGCTTATTACAAGTCCAATATGAGGGGCGAAAAGGAAGGATACGCTATTATTCTTTGGGACGACCAAGGGCAATGGACGTATGCCAAAAAGATAACAGGAGCTGAGAACTACGAGAATCCTAGCAGAAGATTCGTTACAACTTCAGAGGCTGATGGAACTTCCTACCTAGGAACAGTAAGAGCAGCCAATACAGATGGAGAAGTGTCTCAGACCTACGAAGTATTTGACCTAGCAGATGCAACTCAAAAGACTGACTTTTGTTCTTGGAAAAACATATTAGATAAGGAGTTGAATGTTGGTAATCCAAATAAAATTGCAGGTGATGGGCTTTCTGTTTTGCAGCCAAGAGGAGTTCAGCCTAATTTAACTCTTAACATACTATCTAATTGCCCTAAGCTTGACACGGATATAAGACCCGATGGACTTTTAGGTGTTAGAGGTGCGACCATAGGAAGTGCTTTATATGCTCCTTACTCTCAAGATTCTAATTGCGATGCAGGTGGAGGGACTACTAATGGAATAGGACACGATTATATTGTCAATCTAGCAGTTTCAACAGATACTACATTTAATCAGAGAATTGACTACAGACCTAATGGTTTTTCTCCCGATTACTACTCTTTGGGTACGGCATTTAAAGGTGTTAATGTAGATGCGGCAGACTTTCCTAAGTGGGCTACTGCTTTTTCTATTGTAAAAACTCCATCAGCAGGTAAAGTTGTTGCTCAAGGATTAGGATTTTACAATATGATTACGGCTGATAATCTAGGAACGGGTTCAAATACCACAAAGGAAACAAATAGCTTTGCTATTTACTTCCCCGATTTAGATGCTGAAACAGGAATAAACCCTACAGTTATTGAAGAGATGAAGACCAATCCTGCTTCATTTGCCATAGAACTTGTTTCTCCTTTGGGATTCTTTTCTGAAATATTTTCATTTGACCAAAATCTTGGTGTGGGTAATGTTGACAAAGATGATAGTAGGGTCGATATGATTTCTTATTGCAGAATAATTAGAGATGACGATACGGGAGTCAACACCGACATAAACCCTTCAGAGTCAAATCAAATGGGAATAAAGGACGACCCAAACCCACTTGCAGGAGGAGGAGCGAGGTATGTGGCTTATGGTAAATGGAGGGCAAGAACTCAATTTTCGCCTCAATTTGCAGACGGTCAAAATGGAGAGCGGTATTTTGATTTGTCTGCCGCTACAAATATTACAGAAAAAACTGTAGGCGGAGGTCAAACTTATTACATACTAACAGGAGACACATTTACAGGGGCGTTTTATAGAGAAAACACTGCGGGAGCTTCCCATTCATTTACAGATAGAGATGTTCAAAATTGGCATGAGCCTGTCTATGCAGTAAACATTATACGCAGAGCAGCTAACATCCCCGATACAAATACTACGGATTATCTGTATGCAGGTCATTATCAGAAGATTAAGTCCTTGATAGGGATAAGTGACGGAACAGTTTCTCAGATATATCCTTTGGTGGATGAGCGTTGGGAAGATTGCATACAAAAGTACAGCGGGCAAGTTCAGAACGCTTACGATACATTGGAGCGTTTTGTCAGAGTAAAAGACGCTTCGGGAAACATTAGAAGATGGCTAAACGTAGACAATAAATCAGCCATAGACCTCACTACAATTTTAACTTCTTTGCAGGCTACAGGAAGTCACGATGTAACAGATACATCGGGTACGTACACCATATATGGGGTGTATAGAAGTACGCAAGGCTCTGATGCTACTGCTCCTACATTTGACATCGTATTCAATTGGTTCGACACTACATACTCAAGAGAGTTCTTTGTTCCCGACAATGGGGATGAGATATATGTGTATTACGACAAGAGAATACCCATAAGAGTGTTTGGTGGAGACACATGGATAAATGAAAATGTGTGGGCTTTGCAGGACAACAGATTTGATTCAAATAGTAATACAGTTGTAGAGGGGGAAGACTTTAAGTTAAAT